CCAAAAAATCAATAAATTTATATTTAATGACTTTTTCGGAGGTTCCCACCACGGCTCTTAGAGCTCGCTTGCGGGTTCCTCTGCCGTGTGTTTTCCGCTATCTACCAGGTTATGGTACGAAATATGCTAAAAAGTGGTCTCGTATCGAGGCCGCTCTTCTTGCATATTCTGAGTCAGTCGTGGTCCGGGCTAATTATATTAACCGGATCGTGCGACTTGTGAACAATTTGTTCAGTGCTCTTGCACTCTCCCTACCTGCACTAATCAAGGGTGGATCATCAGGGTCTCTCCTTTGGAGAGAAACATTTCTCGGTATCCGAAAAATGGTTTTCTGGTATTTCCAGACATACATATATTGTGGAGAGGTTTTCTTGGTCCGCAGGATCAAGTTCCTCTTTAAATATATGAGATTTTGGGGGCTTGAAGCCCTCGAAGATGTCATGGAGTCTCCACCTAATATGCTTGGGAATAAGATGGTTACTATAAATAACCACCGCTTTCCCTTGCAAACCCTTTCTTTCTTCAGGGGATATTGTCAGGAGTTGGTTCCAAACCCACTCCGTAAATATCATTCCAGATTGTGTTTGGAATTTCATATTCCATTTATTAATCGTTCTGCTCTTGTTTTCTCGAGTGGTGCTCGGGGGGTTATACCTGCCGGCGACCAAGCTAGAAAAGAGGCGCTGTCACAACACAAAAGTGATCTGACAAAGAACGATACGGATATTCCTTTCAATCAGATTGGCAATGCCGATCTGATCGAGCTGGGTTTTAATATTGGTCTAGCCTTCATTAGAGGACTAATACCAAAGCGTGGTTTGGATACCTCAGATATCCATGTACCACTTTCAAACTCAGCATCCTATGAGTGCTCCCTCAGGGAGGGTGGCGTGAGGGCAGGTATACTAAACCTGCTCTCTAACCGCGAACTCAAGGAGATCGATGCCCGTATTAGGTTAGGTTTAACCTCACAATCTGGTCTTCTCCGTAACTGGAAGAAGACAAAAGCCGCTGAAGTCTCTTACTTTCCTTCATGGAAAGAATGGAACGTTACATCGTTGATTAAATCTTCGGTGTCACGAGCCGTGATTATGGCCTTAATGTTAGACGTTAAGGATCGTGATCACGCATTCCAGTTGGGAAAGAAGGATATGGTCACTGATTATGAGACCAAATCGGGTTCTGGCATCCCAATTGTCATACAGCGAGGCTGTAGGGCAAAGGTTATTGCCATTGAAGAACAGGGATATAAGTCTCGGATTTTATCCAAGCTCCCTAGTGCAGTGGTTTATTGTGGACACGTATGGCGTACTTTTCTTAAAGTTTTACTTAAAGAAAGTAAGCACATATCGGTCTTCAATAAAGATTGTTGGAAGTTCATCCATAAATGGACGTCTTCCAACACCGAGAGAGTTGCTGCTCTCAAGAGAGGAGTTGTAAATGTTTACTCCGCCGATATGAACAATGCGACCGATTTAATCGCGCATATGCTCTTATTAGGATACCACTCGGGATACGTTCATCATATCTCGACTGAGTATAAGGAGTTATGGGCTGAGACACCTATACTGCGCTTTTCTGCTCAGTATCAGATACCTCAGATCCTTCTGGAATATCCAGACGGAACCCAAGTAATACAGAAACAGGGAACCCCTATGGGACACCCTATGTCTTGGCATTACTTAAACCTCTACGGCTTCACTCTCGAAAGCTTAACTGATTTTCTATCACGAGATGTGGAAATCGATCTGGATTTGAGCTTAGCTCAAAATCGGGAAGCCTTCAGTTCAAAACTGATGATCATCCTTCCAGAGAGACTTCCAGTATTCTACAAGGTTTTGGAAAGGTATGACCTCCCATTCCTTGATAAGCCTTTTGAGCAATGCGGCGATGATAACGCCGGGCTCAAAACCTTACGTGAGATAATCTGTTATCGAGCTTTACACATCCTTTTTGGTGGCCGATTCTCTGCGAGTGTCGACTACATCTCAAAAAGGTATGGTGTATTTACCGAACATTTCTTTTCCATCGAAGATGGAACGGGATTTCTCCAATGGTTAGACTACATACCGGTTCGTAGTTTCTGCAAACCGATAAGTCGTCTCCCTGGGGAGAAACTGTTGCCTCCTTGGGTGTCCCAAGGATCCGCAATAGAGTCTGCCCTGAGATATAATACGGATTCCAAGTGGTATCCTCATTATATACTATGGAGTAATCATGTTTATAAGTCAACTATCAAATCGTTGTGGCAGCAAGGGCTTGAGCCCTACTTACCACGTGCTTTAGGAGGCCTGGGTTTTCCTTATAAGGATCCCAAGAATCTTAAACTTCGAGGCACAACAAAACGCGCTATGCGCCTTTTGCTTGCTCCCGATTTGAAGTTGTCTCACCTTCTCTTCTTTAATCAACTCTCTGGGTTGACTACGGAAAGAAACGTCTACTCTCGTCTAGGAACCAAGGTTCGGGGCTTTTTAGAGGTCCTGATCCTTGATCTAGAAAAGAGTTGTTCGTACCTTCCAGATGGTGACATCGCTGATCAGATCATGCTGACACCTGCTAGGTGTCTTAAGACACATCTGTTCAGACGTATTCCGAAGGAATACGGAGTTCCACCTGAAATTAAACACCTGGATTTTGAAGCCTTAAAGCCTCTTTCAGATTATCTGGAAGAGTCAGGATTTTTGAAGTTTCGAGATTTTGTCTCGCAGCTTCGCTTAATCCTCGAGACGAGATACTCCTATGATTTTACCATAGGAGAACCTAATTTGGAACCCATGACTATGTCACGCGTTGCAAAGAAGTTTCGCTCGTTAATAAGACTTCTTAATAAGAATCCTCACGATCCTGGTCATGGACCACTTTCTTGTGCCTTTTTGGAAAAGGCCCTTAGGTGGAAATATGACACCGTGTGGTTAAACCACCGGGTTATATTTGCTAAAATTCCCGATGCTTCTGAGTTCGTTCATCGATCTCACATCGTGGAAGAAGAGCAGGATCGGCTTTCAGCACATGATAGTTTTCCCACCAGAGAAAATCTCCGGATGTTTGAAGACTACTCTGCAGACATCACCAGTTCACAGATCCGAATGGGTCGTGTGACTGCAAAGGATCTCTAAGAGATCCCTCGTCTGCGATGTGCTATCCCCCTTACGTCATTTTAAAGTCTGTGACGATAAAGTTCCGTCCTGGGCCCATTGGGTCGCAGAGTGGGGGAGGGCTGTGGATTCAGATCCCTTCTTCAAGGAGGGCTTGCGGAAT